GCATCCGCGATACCCTCCGCACCGCTGGTAAGTCCGTCGGTGGAATATTCTTTATCGGAGAACGCTTCCACGCCAAAGAGCTGCCCGATCGCATTGGCGACATATCGAATGACCTTTGCCACCGCAATGGCATAGGGGATAATGGCATTCAGAGCGGGGAGGAAGAGATTGCCGATCTCACGAGCCGCCATGCTCAGCTGCGACCGGAATACGCGGAGCTGGTTAGCCGGGTCATTCAGGGTTCGGGCCATATCGCCCTGCGCCTTGGTGACCTGAGTCATAATGGCGTAATAGCGAAGTTCAGCTTTTTCCGCCTGTGTCATACTGCTTACACTCTTGTCAATACCCAAACTGAGTGCCACGGCCTCCAGTTTTGCATTGGAAAGATCGTAACCGAGTCTACGCAGTGGCTCCAGCTCGCCGGAAATACCGGACTGTAACTTCGTCATGGCATCCTCGTAAGTGATGTTGAAGAAAGACGACAAGTCATATCCAAGCTGCGTCAGGTTCTGACTCATGGTATATGCTCTGTCATTCACAACACCAAAGCCGGTTGCCAAGCTCATGAAGACCGCCTGATTCCGCATCCATTCACCGGGGTCGATACCCATGAGGTTTTCAACGGTGTTGGCGTATTCGCTGGCTTCCTCTGCATACTGTCCCATGCTCACGTTGAACAAATTCATGTTCTCGATGTACTGGTTGGACAGATTGATCCAGTTGCCGATGGTGCTCACACCTCGTTTCATACCGACGTATGCAAGGCTCACCTTACCGGCAAGATTGGCGTAAGAAAGCGCGGCCTTTCGGTTGGATGTGGGAATCTGATCTGTGGAATTAAGCAGCTTCCGAAGGTTGGAAGCATTCAGATTGATCTTACCCACGGAGGACAGCGAGGTTAAGGAACTCGCAAGGCTGTCCAGCTTTCGGAAATCAGCATCATCCAGTCCTCTGATTGCCGTACCCAGATTCGAAATCTGATTGGCGATGGAAGAAGACAGCTTAAATTTACCCAACTTGGACAGTGCCTCCAGGGCGGTTGCCAATCCACTCAGATTGGTGACTTTTGAGGCATCCATACCGTCCAACGCGGTATTCATCGCGCTCAACTGATTTGCGACGGCTCTCAGACCGCAGCCGCCTTTGGTTGCAATTTTAAGGTTGCTGAGGGATGCTTCCAGGGCATCCAGCGACTGTACTGCACTTTGGGACGAGCCAATGACCTCAATCTCCAAAGTTTCAATCGTATCGGACATAGACTCACATCCTGTCTAAGGTTTGATAAAACGCTGATTGAACGTTTCCATGAAGGTTTCCATATATTTCTTACCAGACTCGGAGTTGCGCTTCTCTTTGACCTGTTCCTGCTCCGCTTGCTGCTTTCTGTCGATGGCATAAGGAGCGTCGGGATAGGGATGAGCTTTGGTACCCTTCTTCGCCAGATCGTGGAAAAGAGGTGCCGCGCAGCACAGGGCGTTGTAAATATACATACCCTGCCACCACTGATCCTCGTTCACACGCTGCCGTCTCAGCTTATCCGCTTTCCGATAGGCACCGGCAATCTGAGGATCCCCGTTCCAGTAGAGGTCGTAGGTCATACCGATCGCCAGGTAATATGGAAATTGTTCATGAAATTGTTCACTGTAACTTTTAAGGGGAGCAGAGCGACCGGAACGCTCGCCCCCCTCATTTTCGGACAACAAGTCAGTTACCAGCTGGTTGTCCAGCTCAGGTTTCCCTCGGACTCCTCCGGTTCCTCCATCAGAGTCATAATGGGTTCGTTGTACATATCGACCAGCTTACTGATCAGCTCGCCCTTGTTGCTCATCTTCGCATAAATTGCATCGATGACATCAGGTTTGGTAAACCGGTGATTTGCCAGGAAAGCACCCGCAAACAGCGCGGGGAGGGTAGACATAGGCTTGATCTTCACTTCTTCAGCGATGAAACCCTGTCGTTCCATCATTTCCACGGTCTTCCGGGTGTATTCGAGGGTGTATTCACGACCCTCATAATTAAAACGCAGCTGCTTGCTCATGCTTCAGTTCCTCCTTCTCAGGACGCAGCGTCCAGCTCAATGGGAGTGGAAGGTGCGATATTGATGTTCATGCCGACGACCTCGTTGACACCGCCGCCGACAGGGTAGACAACCAGCTTACCCTTGAATTTGAACTTACCGTGCTCGCCGGTGGGAGTCAGGGTGCTGGCTTCGCCGGAACCGCCGAACCAGACAGCGTAATACTTCTCCTGATCCGCCAGGGCCTTCAGCTTCTGAAAATCCTCCAGAGTGTAGTTAGACTCAAATTCCAGTGCATCGGAGCTCTGAACACCCGGAATGTAGGTCTGCATCGGGTCACTCAAGGTGGTCGTCTCCAGCATTTCGGGGGAACCGCCGAGGTTCGGAAATCTCTTGATGTCAACCAGCTTGTCATACTTGCTACCGTCTTCGCTGACCATCAGGAAGACCTTGTAGGTACTAATTGCCACGGTTATTACCTCCTGTAAATAATTTCATCACGGGATACGACGGCCCTGTATCTGGCAACCATACGATAGATGGTCGCATCGTTCATATCGGGCACGGGATTGAGCACAATCCGGGTAAACCCCAGAGCCGCCATAACCTCATCGATCAGAGCAATGATTGCCTTGCATTCGGCTTTCTTGCCCTTGGTTAAATTGGAATAGACATTGACTTCGTAAGTCACACTTACATGATTTTCCACGCTCTCGGTGGTGCGGCTGGATTCGTAGGGGAGGTTGTCCATTTCCACGATGGAGACAGCCGGGAAAGCGGGAGGTGTTTTCACATACTCACCGCTGACAAAGGCATCGGGATAATGCTCCCATACGGGCGCGGCGGCTCTTGTGAATATCTGATTCTCAATGTCGATCATCGCCCGAAAACCTCCTTTGCGATCTGCAAGCACTCTTGTTCAAGGGTGCGAGCAGTGTTGTACATGAAAGGTCTGCTTTCCATACCCTTCGTCCAATGCCATTTCTGGTCATTGTCGTTGAAATACATCCAGCCTTTCTCTCCGTGGTTGTTGGCATCGTACTGCCAGCCCACAGGATCCGGGTGAGGGGATCCCGCACCGACTACGCCTGTGCCGAATTCAACGAACACGGCATAAGCAGAACCGGCACGAATGATGCCCACGCCGGTGGCGGGGCTGAAATACCCGACCATGCTGGCGGACAGTGCACCGGTGTAATCAACACCCAACTGCGCCAGCTGAACACGGGCGACCTCAACACCGTAATCGGTAAGCTCAGCCACAAGAGATTTCGTCTTCTCGATGACCTCCTGCTTGTATGCCCGAACTTCCCGAATGGCCCTGTTGATATCCTGGGTGTTCAACCCCATGCGAATCACTCGTTTACCCACGGACAACCACCTTTCTCACTGCAATCGCCGTACTGTTGATGCTGGGTGCCACCTTCGTCACCACATAATCATGAGGCGTGTCAGTGGAACCGTCTTCCTTCAACACAGGCTTGGTGTCAATCCAGAGAATCGCGTATTCATCGATGGGGCATCCGGGATTATCCAGAACAATCACCCGATCATAGGCCACATCCTCACCGAACTGCCGGGTGACGGTTTCACCGCGAGCAGATGAGATATTGCCTTTCATCGCAACGGGCTTGCTGAATACAATCTCGTACTCACCCGTTTTGTGACCGTCGGCATCCACCATGAGGATTTTCTTCTCATACAGAGCGTAGAAGAATTTCTTCTTGTTTCGTTCGAGACACCGCATCAGATACACCCCGCAATGGGCAGAACGTTGCTGCGAATGTACGCAATCATGTCTGCGTGTTTGAACTGGCGGGAGATACCGTTTTCCGTGTGGAGGAGCTGGTTTTCAGCACCGCTCTGGGAGTATCCCGCAACCACTGCAAAAATCTGCGTCATCTCATACTCGGCGGGAACAGAGGTTACCTTCTGGCTACTCAGCGAGTATCTCCAGCTGAGAATTTCCTTTTCGGCAGCAGTGAGATAGACCTTGATTCGAAGATCCTCAGATGTGTCCTGCGCAGAAATCCCTAGCAGTCCCTTGATCATTTCAATCTTTTCCATCATAGTCATCTCAATCCCTCCTTTACCGTTTCTTCCGAGAGGAAGATTTGTTACCGGAAGAGGGCTTTGCGGCCCTCTTCGCGGTGTTGTCTTTCGACTTGGGTGCACCGTTTTCGTCACCGACATCCGTCACGATGGGAGTATTCGGTGCGTAATACTTCCCGCCAAATTTGACGGAGTGGGGATATGTCCGGTGGGTCATCAGTAAGCCTTGATGACGTAGGTTTCAGCCATACGCTCGAAGGAGGGCAGGACGATCTCGGACACGGTGGTCTTGGTATTCACGGGGTCGGAGGTCACAGTGACGGTGACGGCGACACCGTTGGAAACCACGGAAACGTCAGCCTGAGCATTGCCCAGCAGGGTGCGCTCTTCGGGAGTAACACCGCGCCAGGTATTACCCAGGGCACCTTCGGGCAGCAGGGTGCAGAAACCATCCAGATAGAACTTGTGGGCAATACCCTCTTCGTCCAGATACTGCTTGGTGTAAACAACCAGAGTCACACCCAGCTCGGTCTTGAACAGCTCCTTGACACGGGCATCGTTCATCAGGACATTGGCGGTTGCGTTCTGGGCCAGGACGGCAGAACGAACCTTGGCGTTGGCCTTGATGTGGTTGAAAGTAGTGCGGCTCACCAGAGCGATGGA